ATGTTGTTACGAGCGGTTCAATATTGTCTAATATTCCTGATGCTTCTGTTTTTACAAAAACAACAGCCGTTCAAGAAATAGTTGAACCGCCTATCCCACACAGAAAAACAATAGCGTTAGGCACAGGTATACAAAAGAGATCAGACGCAAGACTTTACTGGGGCATTCAGACTTCTAGAAAAACGTCAGCCTCGCAACCTAACTTACAAGGCTTGTTTGATAATTCTTTCAACACTTATGTAAAACATTTTCCGGGACACAGAAAAGATGAGCTTAAGTTCTTATCAGAGAATAGTAATTCAGCTGATGCTTTCAATAATAATAAATTTTCTCTAGAGAATATTTTAGTAAGAACCGGTTCTGATACAAATGCTGACCCTGAATACTGGCTTAGTGCTTCTTACGTTAGAGGTGGTAATATTTCTAGCAATGATGCTAATAAGACACGCGCTTTTAAAGTTACAGACTTGGAAAAAGTTGGTAATATTAAATTTGCTAAGTTTACTTTTATGGCTCAAGGTGGATTTAACGGTAATAACATTTTTAACGAGTCTAGATATAACTTAGAAAATAATGCTGTTAAAAGAGAAATGGATGACACTAACGCAGCCGGTGTGAATGACAACACAGTAGCAGCATATAGAAAGGCAATTGATGTGATGTCATCTAAAACAGACGTCGATGTCCAATTACTATCTGTACCTGGCATAAGACACGCCGCCGTAACAGACTATGCAATACAGAAAATTGAAGATAGGTTTGATGCCATGTTTATTATGGATGTTGAAGAAAGAGATCAAACAAATGCTGTTATTACATCATCACTTCAGACTCCTCACGTTCTTAACACAGTCACTTCGTTTAAAAATAGATCACTAGATACTTCTTTTGCAGCTGCTTATTTCCCAGATGTGGTTATCAAGGATCCGGACACAAGAACATTAGTTCAAGTTCCTCCTTCAGTATCCGTCTTAGGCGCATACTCTTTAAATGATAGAGTAGCACATCCATGGTATGCACCAGCAGGTTTCACGCGAGGTGCTTTAAATACGGTAGAAATGGCGTCTGTTAGACTAAATAGAACAAATCTAGATGATCTTTATGAATCAGACATTAATCCAATTGCTGATTTTCCAGGTGTAGGAATCACAATTTGGGGTCAAAAAACGCTACAAGCAGCAAATTCTGCTTTAGACAGAATTAATGTTAGAAGACTTTTGATTGATGTTAGAAGGAAAGTAAAGGCTGTTGCTAATACACTGTTGTTTGAGCCTAACAGAGAGGAAACACTGGAAAAATTCACTTCCTTAGTTAATCCTATTTTACAAAGAGTGCAAGATCAGAGCGGTGTTGAAAGATACAAAGCAGTTATTGATACTAGTACTACAACTCAAGCTGACGTTGAAAACAACACTATACGCGGGAAAATTTACTTACAACCAACACGCTCAATTGAGTTTGTTGCTTTGGACTTTGTTGTAACAAATGCAGGTTCAAATATTTAATTACTAGATATATAATAATATAAAAGGAGAATAAAATGGCAGAAACCCTATCAGTCACAGATATGCTACCAAATAAGTTTGAACCTAAAAGAGGCTACCGATGGGTTCTAGCTATAGAAGGTATTGACTCATTCTTAGTGATGTCAACAAAAAGACCAGATGCAACAATTAATGCTACAGAGATTAAGTTTATTAATAGTTATCGAATGATATCAAACGGTAAAGTTAAGTGGGGTAACATTTCAGTTGAACTTCACGACCCTATCGCGCCTTCCGGTGCACAACAAGTGATGGAGTGGATTAGAACTCACTACGAGTCAGTGTCTGGTCGTGCAGGTTATGCTGATTTTTATAAGCGTGATCTACAGTTAAAGATGTTAGATCCAATTGGTACAGTTGTTGAATTGTGGGATATCAAGGGTGCAATCATAACAAACGCAACTTTTGGTGCTTTAACTTATTCTGGTGATGAATTAATGAAAATTAGTTTGACATTAGAAGTTGATAATTGCGTACTGCAATTCTAATTAAATAATTAATTAACTTTTACTATAAACTCCTGTATAATTACAGGAGTTTTTTAGTTTATGGGAGGCAATACATGCAAGATAAAGTTAATGATATTATGAAAAATGAATTTAATTGGGAAGTACCTTATGAGTCAATACCACTCCCATCAGAAGGTGTTCTGTATAATCCAGACTTAACTTTATTTAATCGTCAAACTTTGCAGATCAAAGCAATGACTGCTAAAGAAGAAGATATTTTAACTAGTCAAGCTTACATAAAAGACGGGACAGTAATTCAGAAGCTAATTAGTTCTTGTTTGGTAGATAAAACATTCGATGTCAACGACTTAATTGTTGGAGATAGAAATGCTCTTTTAGTATCTGTGAGAATCACTGGTTATGGAAGCGATTATAAAATGACACACACATGTCAGCATTGCTCTTCTAAAAACAGTGTAGTTGCTCAGTTATCTGAACTAGGAATTAAGAGACTAAAGGATCAACCGATTGAAGCTGGGAAAAATTTATTTAAATATGAACTACCTGTGACTAAAAAAATAGTTCATTACAAATTTTCGACCGGTCATGATGAAAATGAAGAAGAGATAACAAACAAAAGAAGACAACAGCTAGGTATGCAAACACCCGGTAAAGTTACTTCTTTTCTAGAGAGATCAATAGTGTCAGTTGACGGCATCACTGATAAAAATAAAATTACACATTTTATACGAAATATGCCGGCATTAGATTCTAGACGCCTTAGAATTCATATGAAAGAAAATGAACCAGGTATTGACATGACCTGGCATTATAATTGTGACAATTGTCGTGGGGAAAATAAGATAGACCTCCCACTGACCTCTGAATTTTTTTGGCCCAGTACATAGCTGGCGCGAAAATATTCTAGAAGAATTTTTTCTGCTCCAGATGCACCTCAACATGTCATATTCAGAGGTCAAAAGCTTACCAATAAGATATAGACATTGGTACTTAAATAGACTTGCGCGACATTTTGAAGAAAGAAACCAATTGCAAGAATCTGCTAAAAATAGCAGCAAGACTAGCAATAGTGAAAACTTAGATAAGTTTGCTCAGTTTGAATCTCAAATAAATAACAAACTTAAATAGCAGATAGTTATTATATATGAGAGGTAAATATGGCAGAAATTAGTCTTGAAGACTTAACAGAGGCAGTAAAAGCAGGAATGGACAAGTCTCTAGGTTTTACCGGAGGTATGACAGCAAGTGAAAGGAGAGCGGCATTGGGTGCTAGTTCCCCTTCTCAATCGAGTTCAGATGTTACTACATCTCAAAGCACAACGACAACGACTAAACCCGGTGCAGGTAAATTTGATTCGTCAGAATACATGAAGCGACTAGCGAAACAATTAGGCCCAGCAGGTGAGGCCATCCCTTCAGCACTTGTCGGTGCCATTGATTTTATTGGTAAAGCCATCCAAGGTCAAAATGACATGGTAAAACAAATCGTTGCAGATGATCTAGACTACATAATGTCAGCAAGAGAGATCTTTGGTAATATCTCTATGGATATGGCAACTGGTCATCTTAAAATTGCCGGTGATGCCAAGCAGTATGTTGAAAATTTTGAAAGTATATTGGTGGACGCCACTAACACAATGCAGGAATCCTCTGAGTTGTCTTTTAAAGAAGGTTACGGTTCAAACTTAGATCCGATGTACAACTTTTTTGTTTCTGCAACAGCTGCAGCTGAAAAGTTTGGCAAGATTATGGAAGCAGTAGGATCTGATACCCCTAAGATAATTCAAGAAATTAATGACATAGAAGCCAAAAAAATAACATTTTTTGCACAGACTCTAGGCATTGTTGAGCGTGATGTTTCAACTTTACTTGAACGACAATATGCATTTACAGGAGAAGCTTCTGACAAGATCTTAGGTGATATTGGTACTACAGCAAAGGCACTGTCAGATACAACAGGCATTGCAGCAAAACAGCTTAAAACGGGCATAGTTGACATTATGCGTGACGTGGATAAATTTGGTGACATCGGTGTTGATTCAGCAGGTAGAATCTCAGCTGCCTTACTTCAGTTAGGCGTAGACTTTAATAGTTTTCAGAGAATGACAGATCAGTTTATGAATTTTGATAGTGCGGCTGGTAAAATGGGTGAACTCTCAACACTCTTTGGAATACAATTGGATGCCATGGAAATGACATACCTAGCAAATGAGGATCAAGAAGAGTTCCTATTTAGAATGAGAGAAGAAATACTCGATGCTGGAATCGACGTGGAGAATATGTCTAAGACCCGAGCACGAGCTTTAACTTCGCAATTAGGTTTAAAATCTGTCACAGAAATGAAAACTTTTTTAAGAGAAGGAGAGTTGTCTTTTGATCAAGAAACTCTTGAAGGATCGACAGCTATGGCAGAAGGTATGGACGCGCTAACAGTTGCCGGACGTGATTTTGGTAACGAATTTGCTAGATCAGCTCAGACAGCAGCAGAGGCTATGGATGAAAAATTTATACCCGGTATTGTTTCCAGTAGGGACGAGATGTTTAAGTTAGGATCGCAGGCAAATCAAACATACGCGGCTATTCAGCAATTTAAACTTCCGGAAGGCTTTGATAAGTTTCGAAATGAAGTCACAGATATTCGTATAGGGGTTGAGCAGACTAAAACAGTGTTTGCCGACAACCTTACTGATGGTGTAAATTTACTTGGTGAATCAGCTGCTGATTTTTTATTTGATACATATGAAGACAATCTCAAAGACTTTAAAGACAAAATGTTAAAAGAAGTTGAGGACTTTTACAATAAGTATAAACCTGAAAATATCGACACTATAAAACAAGAAATGCAAGTTGAAATTGCAGCTATCGATACAAACTCGATACAGAAAGTAGTCGATCAACAAGCAATCGTTAATCTTAAAACTCAAGAACAAGTAGAA